TTACTAAACTTTATTTTATCTAAAACTAATCTTGTGTTTCTAGCATTTATCCAAGTTAAGTTTTTTAATTCTGTGTAATACCATGATAAAGGAATCCATCCATTTTCAAAAGCATAATCATATTCATTATCTTCAAACTCTGCTAGAGGTAATGAGTAAATTAAATCGTAGTTAGTTAGTTTACCTGTAATGTGGTCGAAGAATATCTTCACTCAGGACGTTCAAACTGAGTCATGTATGAATCATCAGTTGTCGTATCTTCTTCTCTAGTATTTTCTACTGTGTAAAAGTTTTGGTCTATCTTATATCCGGGATTCTTTGTTAGTCTTTCTTCCATGAAAGCATCGTCATACCAGATAGTTCTGTTATTAGGATAGGCAAAGAAGTTGCCATCATCCATTCTAAACATGTGAGCACATTTATGTTCAGG